TCTTGGAGATGAATTAGTAACGTTTGATGAGGAGTTTTATAAGCAATTATGTGAAAAAGCACAAATGATTTCAAAAGCTATAACTCCTCCCCCCAAGATTAACAGCTCGCCATTATGGTATCAATGCAAAATGTGCAAGTTTAACAAGGTATGTCATATATGAAAACAATCGAACTAATGAATGCCAAGCGGACAAAAAATCAAAAGATATTGGGTAATACCGCAACAAAAAGAGACAGACAAAAGATTGTAAAATTATTGGTACGGCATAAAAAAACTCAGAAAAAAATTGTTTTTTGTTCCCAAAATTTAAGTGATCACCTTTTAAAGATGAGCACACCTTTAAAAGAAATGTTGATTAGGAGTTGTCTCAGAAGAGGAGGTGATGCATCAGAAATTCAACAATTAATTGATAGCCCGAAGATGTTTAATGACGGATTAAAGCAAGCACATGCTCATCTTAAAGCAGCTAGAAAGCGTGTAAAAGATAAGAACTATAAACCATGAACAACGAATTACCAACCGAATCAGAAAGTATTAGATAACACCAAGCGCAACATGGAACAAATGAAAACAGTGGGCTTTAAGAGAACTAAATGAGTATTAATTATTTGGAAAAAATAAAATCAATTAAAATAATAAAATGTGAAAAATTATAGGATTTATAATGGCTAATAAAACAAATGAAACAACTCAGACCATATCAATTAGAGGCTATAGACGAGTGCTGGCAAGCGCTTAAACTCAATGACGAACCGGTGCTGCTCATGGCTAGTGTCGGAGCGGGTAAAAGTATCATACTCGCTTCTATACTATTAACAATGCAACAAGGCGGTAAACGCGCCCTATGCTTGGTAAATAACGCGGAATTAGTACGCAATAACTGTGCCACCTTTAATGAACAAGGAGGTAAGGCGTCAATATATTGTGCAGCTTTGGGTTCTAAAGACACAACGGCTCCCGTAGTATTTGGATCCCCCCAGTCCGTGCTTAATGGAATTATAAAAAATGAAACGATTGGCCAAATCAAATTTAATATCATCGTGGTGGACGAGGCTCATGCTATTAATTACCTTAATTATCGCAGTACTTTTATGCGAATCTTACGCCACTTCAAACAAGAATATCCTAAGATGCGCCTGCTTGGTGCGTCAGGGACAAACTTTCGTTTTAAGGGAGCGGCCATTGTTGGTTCAGATGAGTTGTTCAAGAAGCAAGTTGGCAATATTACAACCGAGCAGTTAATCGACGATGGCTACCTGATTAATCCTCACTTTGAAGTAGACAAAAACCTTGTAATTGACTTCTCCAAAGTCAAAATAAAACAAAACGGTCAATTCGATCAAAAGCAATTAGAGGTAGTCATCGAACAGAGCGCACGCTTAACAGAGCTTATCTGTCATCAGCTAGTTCATATAATGGAATCACAAAAACGATTTGGCGTGTTTCTTTTTGCTACCACCAAAAAACACGCATATGAAATTTTAAGTCATTTGCCTATAGGTGAATCCGCCATAATCTTAGGAGACACACCACAACATGAACGCACCAAAATATTGGATAAGGCACGCAGAGGCGACATTCGCTATTTGGTCAATATTGCTATTATTAGCGTAGGAGTTGATGTCCCTCCTTACGACACTATTGCATATCTGCGGCCTACTGAATCACTTGTCTTGCTCGTGCAAACAATGGGACGTGTCTTGCGTCTATCGTCTGATACGGGGAAAAGAAGTGCGCTCGTTCTTGATTTCGCTGGAAATATTGAACGTCATAAGGATTGGGATAACCCTCTATTGCAAGAAGCTGTTAAACAAACAATAGATAAAGACAAGCCGCTCGTAATTTTATGCCCTGATTGCCTAACAATGAATACGGAACACGCCAGACGTTGCGTTGGTAGGGTTGATAAGCCGTCTGACAAGGACGACAGCATTGTTAAAGAGGAGCGCTGTAAATATTATTTCGAGTTTAAAAACTGTGAAAATATGGTTAACGGGATTGTATGTGAGGCGCAAAACGATATTGCCGCGCGTCAATGTCATGCCTGCGGAGGGGAATTAATCGATCCTAACGCCAAACTTTCTATGGAAGCAATACAAAATACTCTAATAGAGGTAGATGTCTTACAAGCCCGTTATGGAATATCAGGCACACAGCGAGGATTCCGCGTTAACTGCGCCTATAAATGCCAAGATTCTAACGGTAGAATTGGCACAGTGTTTGAGCATTTTTCACCGGTAAGCGAAAAGGCCGTGCGGGTATTCTACGGTCAATTTGTAAAGCAACACGTACCCGATGCGGTTAAATGGTATACGCAACTCCATAACCGTAATAAAGTAGAGGAAATGTTGCAGACTATTGAAACGCCTCAGCGCTTATTGATAGCACCTGATAAAGAAGGCACTCGAATAAAGAAAAAGTTTTTTGACACACGCTGCCTGGACAGTGACAGGCTCGGTAGGACTATGGCCCAGAATGGGGTGAGCTGAATCCGGATAGATGGCACGCACTAATTAAGTTTAGTGGCCCAAGCTAGTTAACACAGTTCTCTAAAGCATCCCGTAGTTGGTGCAATTCCAACCGTGTGTCTCCTTATGTCTAAAAATTAGAATAATTTCGATAAGATGTTAGTGAATATGATGAATCACTTATTGCTGGTCTCATATTTATCTAATATATTATTGTTGGCCAGCCATTCTTGATGTCTTAATTCTCGAACATTCAATTTTGGATGTCGTTTTAAAATAATTTCAATGGCTTTGTCTAAGGCTTGTTCAGGAGTAGCTAGGGATTTAATAATCGATTTATTTAAATGCTCAATATCGATTCTTGTTAATTTTATTTGTATTTCTTCATGAGCTATTTTTTCATCTCTATCGTGTAACTCCATATGACAATTTGCACATAACAAAATACATTTATCAATTTCTGATTTTAACTTTTCCCAATTTCTAGTTTTTTTAAATCCCGGACGACCTTCGAAAATTGCAAATTCTTTTGCTTTAGGGTTAATATGATGAAAATGAAGCGCACGCAAACATTTATTATAACCACATTCTTGACATTTATTTCCTGCATATTCCACAGCTTTTAATTTAAGGTTATCTAAATATCGCCTTGAATAAACATACTCACACTTCTTACATCTCCATTTTGAAACTGATAACCTATGATCAGAAATACCATGACGGCTACAAATTAACTCCATAAAACACCTTCAAAAGTCTGATTATACCACACATCACATATAAATGTACGGTTAGTTTTATAATCAGACTTAGTGAAAAAATAGTACAATATGTATTCAGATGGATTATTTTTTTTATATTTTGGATTAATTTTTTCAGGTTAAAAATTGACCAACAAAATGAATAAAAATAGTACAGTTTTTTAGTATAATAATTTATCTTAATGGTTATTTAATTATCAAAATAATTTTCATCTTGATTTAATATTGATAATAGGTTATGGTAATAATGCGTTAGATCATTAAATCTTCAGAATAATATAACTAATCTATTTTAACTTATTATAAGGAATTGTAATGGAATACAATCATAAATGTTGCGATCCTTGCGATAGAGTAATGCAAGGAGTTCAGGGGCCACAAGGTATTCAAGGGCCAAAGGGTAATGATGGATTACAAGGCCCACAAGGCATACAAGGCCCACAAGGTATACCAGGGACTTGCGTTAATTGTTTTGGCACAGGCCCAGATTGTCATTGTGATACAGAGTTTTCCGAAGTATATTCCACTTTAACTCAAGATTTGTCTCCCTCTTTAGGGCCAAATCTTCCTGGTCAAATTGTTAAATTTGAAAATACTATTTTCTCTACTCCTGGCATTGACGTAACTCAAGCGGGTGTTAACGGTAAAATCACTGTTAATAAAGCAGGATGGTATGATGTATATACGGGACTATGTGGTTCTTTAAATCCTATTGCAAGTCCTCTTCCTGTTTGGACTTTATCGTTATTTAAAAACGGAGTCATTGTTCCTGGATCTACTTTTGCTAACATGACATTATCTCCCGAACAAAAAGCAAATGAAATTGTTGCGGATGTATTTGTTCATTGTGATGCAGGAGATGTTCTTGAATTAGCTAATACTTCAACTGCTAATGTAGTATTGCAAGCTCCTTCTTTAGGAACTTTTGCTCAAACAAACAGTGCTTACTTAAAATTAATTTTATTGAAAGCAGATTAATTTAATGGGGTGATTTATTGCCCCATTTTAAAATCCTTTAAATACTCTAATATAAAATTTTTTGCCGCTTCAAAACCCCAAACACAAACCACATCATATCCGCGAATTGTTTTTCGCTCAGCAAATTCAATTTGTTCTTTAGTCATTTTATTTTTATTGACCTTTAATTCAATCCAAAGGCCTGCGCGTCCCTTTAAGGGTAATGCTAAAAAAAAATCAAAGACGCCTTTTTTTACTCCCATGCGTTTTAAGATGCGACCATATTGTACAGAGCATTTTCGTTCGTTGGCAAAATGATGAAAATCATCTGCTAACTCTGGATAGGCATGATGAAACCAGTTTATTGTATTAATATGATCGATTTGTTCTGGCTTAAGATTCATTCTGGTTGTCTTATCATAAGCGCAATTACTTTTGCTCTTTCTCCTACTTGTTTGGCCCATTTAGAATCTAAAGCCTCTATGGCCGCTTTAGTATAATCCTTGGAAATAATAGCCTCAATCATTTCATCAAATTCTAAAAGAGAATTAAGTCCTATGTTAAAACACATATTAAATAGAGCATCTTTAATGTTTTGTGGTGCGTTTACATACCATATGCAGCCAAGTAAATCTTTTTCTGTACGAATCATGTCATTTTCAAACATGAGCTCTGCCTCATCATGGGATATGCCATTATCTTGAATATTTCGACCATAACCTATAGTTAATTTACCTACGGTATCTATATAAGGTTTATTGTCATATCCTTCATCACGTTTTATCCAATTTTTAAGTTTTTCTTTATTCATCACAATAATCCTCATTGTAAAATTCCCATCCGAACAAGCGCACTGCATAATACATAAGCGATGCCCTTAATGGCCCTACTCCTTCATTTAGTAGCATGTGATAAAAAATTAAATCCGATTGTTCCCGATCAAAGTCACAAGTCATTCGATAAAACCAATAATGAACAACAGCCGGACGAATTAAAGAAGAATGAGATGGCGATAGAATAGGCCATGCTATTTTTGGAATTGAGGCTAAATCGGTTTCAAATCCTTTTGGGATAGTGAATTTTTCTGTTTCAATAACAAAATTTATAGGTGAACAGGTATAGTATCTATAATCCTTATAAGGCTTAATACATACTGGTGTTAAAAAATCTGTGTGGATGTGATTCACAGTACATCCACACAGCGCTAATAGAAAAATTATCAATAAACTGCGCATCATTAGATATCACGCAGCGGCACGAATCAATTGATAATTAAATACAGTATCGTTTTGTGGGTTAGCACTAAACGTAACAGTTAAAGTATTATCGGTAACTACAGCTTGTAATACAGTCACATTACCTGTTCCATCATTAACTATTTGTACAAAAGCTCTATCACTTACACCAAGGGCACCGGCTATAACAAACGCTTCTGTTGCCGCCCCACCAACTGTTGTTAATTGGCCGTGAAACTTAATTATCGCACTTGGCGTAATGCCTGCAGATAACATTGCCAAGTCAATAGAGCCTGCACCAATTGTCGTTACCCCAGTATTGGAAATCGTAACATCGCCAGTTACGGCTACAGCAGTTGCAACGTTTCCTGCACTACCTACAAGAAGTTGAGCGCTAGGAAGTGCTGCTAACTTGCTAAATGCAATAGCGGCTGCCGCATTGATATCTGCATTAATAATGGCACCGGCTTGAATGGATGTTACACCCGTATTTGTAATAGCAATATCACCTGTCATAGCAACGGAAGCTGCAACATTTCCAGCGCTTCCAACAAGAATATTACCACTAGCTAGTGCTTGAAGTTTGCTAAAAGCAATTGCGGCTGCTGCATTTACATCAGCATTTACAATAGAGCCTGCGGCAATACCAAATACACCGGTATTAGATAGAGTAATATCGCCTGATGGTGATACACCGGTAGCTATATTTCCGGCATTACCTACAAAAATATCACCGTCTTGAAGAGTGCTGGCCAATCCGCCTGATGGTGCTATCGCATCAAATGTATTGTTTGCTGCGTCATATCGGAAAAATCCAATTTGGTCTGTTGCATAATAAATTAAAGCAATATCGGTAACAGTCCATTGAAATTCACCGTTTTGTAACAATTCAATTTCATCTTCTTGAGTAACAAGATAATCTGCAGTAGTGATTGTCGCCAGATCATCCGTTGTAACAATACTAACAATGTTCGGATCGCCAACAAAGTAGCGTCCAATTGCCGTAATAGCCATGAGTATATCTCCTTATAATTATATTATTTGATCCCTCTACGCCTCAATCTATCCAAGTCGTCAATCCCAAGAAACCCTTCCTTTTCAATCCTAGGATCGGTGTCTTTGAATTGATTGTTTCGTGCTATCTTGGCTTTTTCTATTTCCTCGTTATATCCAGAACGAGTTGTTTTTTCTTCTTTCCTACTTCGGACATCCTTGTTCGCCATAACCATCTCCTTAGTTATTTACGACAATCCTTCTTAACCATTTTCTTTATCATTTTTTTATCCGATGTCGCATCCATATTCTTTAGAGCTTTGGCAGGCTTTTTGCTCATACCAGACTTTGGTTTATCTTTCATTTTTTTAACCCTCTTATCAAATAATGTATTGCTATTAGCCACAATCTTTTTCTTCATCATTATCAGAATCTTCTGCTTCTTTATCTTCCGATTCTTTAATCTTTTTAATCATTTCATTTAACCAATGAACCGACTCACCCAAATGACCTTCAAGTTTCGCATAATTAGCTTTAGTTTGCTCCATTTCAGTTTTAATATTGGCAATACGCTCTTGCAATTGATTTATTGTAAACAAAATTAAACCCCCTTGTTATTAAACTACTGAAAATCCAGCATACTTAGTCTGGCCTGCATATCCAAAATTATCCCATCTTATTTGCCTGCTATCGACAACAATAGTGCCGACCTCTAATGAAGGTCCCGCAGCTGAAAAGGCCGTATAAGGATTATTTGCCACCGTTGCACGAACTTTTGCAGAATTCACCCTTACTTGACCAATATAGCTTGACTGAGCATTCAAATAAATACCGTATTGAGCGATGTTAGCATCATTACTATACAGTTGAAGATTATTGAATTCCATACCCGTAATGCCATAACATTGCAGATGCTTACCAGTATTATTTTCAAACGTTAAACTATTAGCCAAAACATTTGAGCCAAGGCCCGCTCCCCCTTCAATATAAAGGCCACGGTTTTTGCATGTAACAAATGCACTATTATCAAATTGTAACATTTGACCACGCCAGTACATGCCACCGCCAACCTCGCCAAGAGCTCTTCCACATGATTCAATGGTTGAATTTCTAATTGAAATAAAACTGGTTTCATTGTTTCCAGCTCTTACATCCGTTTTAATTCCCCATTGACTACAATTAATAATACGACTGTTTTCAAGAATTAAATGATTACATGCATCATTATCACCAGGATTTCCTTGATTAATGATATTCCATCCGTTTGTAAAGCTATCAATAAATACGCCATATAAGCCAAAACTAAATAAAGCTTGTGCACCTAAAGCTTGCGTATTAGCAAGACCATTTCCAATAATACTCATTTGGGCAATATGTCCACCCATAGCAAATTTTAATATTGCAGGCTGGGTATATTTAAAAATAATTGTTCCAATTTCTTTGGCAATAAGACGTGTATTTAACATGCCATCACCTTCAATATAATTTCCCTGGTTGTATACGCTGTTTGAATTAAATGGCATTGTTAATGTGCCAGTAAGATAATCTCCCCCTGGAATAAACAATCCAGTTCTTTGTGCATAAGCCTCATAAATTGCAGCTTGCAACGCATTAGTATCATCGGTAATTCCATTTCCAATTGCACCAAAATTTTTGGCATTAATCATAAGATAACCTTAAATATATTCCAAAACGACAACAATACCTGGGGCACCAGCGCCGCCTGCCCGATTTGTTGTTACGGTAGCGCCGGCCCCTCCTCCCCCTGAGCCATAAGCAACACCTGCATTGCCAGCAGCACTTGTATTAACACTCAAGCCTCCGCCTCCCCAATAAGAAGCGCCCCCATTGCCTGAACAAAGAAGAACATTTACACCGTTTAACACTGAAAAACCTCCGGCCCCTCCGCCAATATTAATTGAGCCTCCCGATCCTTGACCTCCTCCGGCCCCACCAAGAATTGGATAACATGCCACCGTTTGATTAGATCCCGCAAGCCCTCCTAAACCAGCTAATGTAGTAATTATGGCGCCAAATGAACTAACAGCTCCCGGACTACCATTATTGCCCCCTGCTACCCCTCCAGCCCCCCCAGCGCCTACAGTTACCGTTTGAGATGCCCCAACGGCCGCAGCCGTAACACCCCATTTAATGGATGTCCCTCCGGCCCCTCCTCCGCCAGCAGCCGCCACCCCTGATGCGCCCGCCGCCGCTCCTCCACCCCCTCCACCGCTGGCAGTAACATAAACATCACAATATTTCATGCCTGATGTTGGGGTATAAGTTCCGCTTGCTGTAAACACTTGAACAGCTACTTGGGTAATAAGCCCTGATGCAGTTATAGCGGCAGAAGGTATAACGCTACTTATACTTGGAACCCCAGCGGGACTTGTTATGAGAAGCCCATTATTTGCGGTTGCTAAACCTGCAATAACATTATTTGAGCTTGAATAAAGCAATTGATTGGCGGTCGTTGAGGTTAATCCTGTACCACCATTAGCTACAGCAATAGTTGTACCATTCCAAACCCCTGTAGTAATTGTGCCAAGTGTGGTAATCGACGATTGCCCCACATAACTTGCTGATATATCAATAATTGGTGTCGCACCACCTGTAGAAGTAATTCGGTTGGCAGTACCCGAAACACTGACCACAGTACCCGCTGCCGTTGAAAAAGGAGTCCATGCAATTCCATCAAGCGTTCCTTCAAAAACAGATGTTTGGCTATTAAACCGAATTGTTCCGGCAATACCTCCTTGTTGTGCTGTATTTCCTATAGGCAATGTTACGCCTGCCGTACCTGGCAATACGGGATTGCTTGCAATAGACAAGGTAACAGGGCCTGTAGGGGATGAAGCGGCAATTTGATTCGCGGTACCTGTAATGCTTGAAACGGTATTACCTACAGTAGCTAAGGTTCCGCTTGTAGGAAATGTGACATTGGTAGCGCCGGTCATAGTAAAAGTTGAAGCAAATGCACCGGAAGTAGCTAATGTGCCTGCCAGAATTAACGTATTTGCTCCATTATTAAACCCTGTGCCCCCATAAATTGGGGATATGATTGTTCCTTGCCATGTGCCAGTGGCAATAGTTCCAAGCGTTGTTATGGAGGCTTGGCCTACATAAGAGGTTGAAATATCAACAATAGGATTGGCAGGGGAGGTGTTATCAACATCAATTCTGTTAACAGTCCCGTTAACACTATCCACTAATCCTCCGCCTACCGAATCCACATAGGCTTTAACCGATGAGGCGGTAGGAATATTAGTAGACAAAGCAGAGGCCATGGTATTGTCATTAATAATAGCGCTTATAGCGGTGCTACCTTGAACCGTAAAAGTTCCAGGAAAATCAAGTGTTGATGATAGGCTATGCACCGAATTGCCTGCGCCATCGCTATTGGTTACATTAATTTGATTAACCGTACCGCCTATAGTACGTGAATTAAGTACTCCGGTAGTTGTTGTAACACTTACAAATCCTGTCGGTAATAGGCTCGTATATTGGGCATTTTGCAGTGCTCCATTACTTACCTGGGCAATAAAGCTTGCATTTGCAAAATCCTGTACTGTTTTGTTGGTAACATTACTTTGATTTTCCAAGCCAATTAAAGACGCTCCTTGCCCTGCACCATGACTTGCTAATTGGGGTAATATACTTGCACCATCTTCTATTTCAATCCATGAGGCTGAAATGGGATCATAATATTCATAGGCAACTTCGTTAGTATTAAAACGCAGACGATAGTACATACTTGGGGCAATAGGAGGTCTGTCACCCGTAGCACCTTCGGGTAAAAACGTCCATGGGTTATTAAACCGTGTGTTATCACCACTTTCAAGACCCACCGTAATATTATCGTTTTGTAGATCACCACCGTCTGTAAAATCGCTAAACTTCCGTGTGTCGACCATTTTGATATCCTTAAGTATTTAAGGCGCGAATTGATATTCCACAATAAGCGCTTGCATCAGGAGTAATAAAGTGAAGAACATCTCCTCCTTTCACATACCGTTGCGATCCGTCATCGCCTGGGCGAAATTCTCCATATTGTTGACTACCTACCACACTTGATGCCGGAACAACAGGCGTACCGTTTAAACGCACAAACACATTTGAAGTAGAGGTATAGGAAAATCGTGCAGAAAAATTTTGTGTAGGATTACCTGGTACTGTAAATGTATCTTCAACACCTATAGCCAGGTTAAACTGAGCACACACATCACTAAATGGAATAGTTATGTCATAATTACTGTTATATTGAATAGCCATGTTCAAACTCTCCTTGTTATTAAGCTATTAAACCAAGTCTCGCGTCCACTGTATAATGATATAAAATATAACCTTCAGGGAAACTATTAGCCCCTGCTGTTGTTAATTGAGCTGCAATTGTATTGGTAGCATAAGAAACTCCAGGGGAACTAAAAAAAGTTTCAGTCCAATTAGCGAGGGATACATCAGCATCGGCAACCGATGCTCCGTTATTACGTAAAAATGCACGAACCGCTGCTGCCACACCGCTTGTAGGAGAATAAGTTTGAACTAAGGGAGCTACAGAACGCTTGATGTTTTTAAAAGGCCATCCAAAACTTCTTAAAATAACCGAATTGTTTCCCCCGCTATTAACTCCTAATTGATTTGATAATAATGGCCCCCCAGCATTTACAGTTCCAGGTAATACATTTGCTGCATAACTTTTTTCATAATGAAAAAAACAATTACGTAATACTTGTTCGTAAGTTTGTGGCGGACTTTCAATGCCAAATTCATTAGGCACTAAAGATATCTTGTCAAAGTAAACTAAATCCGCTACAGCCGCAGAATTTAAAGTATTTACAGTATAAAGCACAATACCTAAATATTTGGTACTAGCGGAAGCGGCGGGCAATTGAAATCCATCAAAAGAAAAGGTTTTAAGTGCCAAGGTGTCAATTGTAAATACGTTATCTATTAACGGTGCTACAGCAGTCCATCCTGCAGTAAATGTTGGATCGGTTGCCGCCCATGAACTTATAGGGTCAACCGCAGGAGGAACAGTTGCCCTATGAATCAAGCGCATTTTCACCCTTAGGCCGGTACTGTGAGCCGTGCTAATACCTGCGCGTACTAACGATGAAACTATATTGCCCCAATAGGGTTGAATATCAAAAGTATCAATATATTGAATTAATGCAAATTTACCTTGAGCTGCAGAGGTAACACTCTGAATACCAAAATAGCGATTATTAGCACCTGCTTGCGCTTCTAATGAGTTAATATTTTGAAGTGATACGATAGTTTGATCTGCGGTGTATTGGCTAGCGGTAATAGGAGAAGATGCAGGCGTTCTAAATTGCCAGGGATTAAGCGGGAAATTCCATCCTGTCAAAATAGAAGCCTTAGGCTTTAAAATAATGGAATCACGATAATAATGAAATGTATGATCAACCTGGCGCTCAATAGAATCCTGCTCATACCCTATATTCGTAAGCAAGTTTTGTACTACTAATTGAAACGATGTTAAATAAATATCTACAGCTGTTGGTAATGCCATAATGTAATCAACATAAGCCACCGGTGGTAAGTCAGGATTGGTAGTCGCAGGCAATTGGCCAAAACCTAAATATTCTGTAAAGATACTGTTTACAGAGGTTGAGGATAAAACAGTCGTTAATACAGTGCCATTGGAATCAACTATAGTAGCTGAAATATTTTGAGGAGCGCCTTCAATTCGAGCAGTTACAGAAGAGGAGACCACTTTATTTGCCCAAAGCATTCCGTTTTGTTCAAAGCGCTGTCGTAAGTGAACGACAGACCAAGTACCGCTTAACGTAATTTGAAGGGCATAGGGCGCGTTTGTAGGATTAACTGTACCCGCGCTATTGTTTAACGGTACTTGCGTTAAGGTAACGTTTCCTGTGCCGGTTAAATCAAGGAACCAACCAGGAGCAACATCTATAGTTTGTGTTCCTCCGCTGGTTATAGTAAATGGAGATGCAAAATCTATTAAAGAAAATTGTGGATTGGTAATTTGGTTATCAGTAATCAATGCAACACTGGTAATTGGGGTATTGCCGCTGTTTCCAGGCAAATAGTTTTCAACCAAATAGATTAATGGGGCTGCTTGCGTTGGGCCCTGGCGAAATTCCAGACGATAGACTAATGTCGAATCAAAGAAAATGTCAACTGGCAACGTACCATTTGCTAAAAAACGAATTGGATTTGTCCACGGCGTGCCGGATGGGGTGTGGTATACAGGGGATGGCAAGTAAGGTAAATCATTTTCAAGCACAAACATATAAAATGTGTCATCAAATAAATTGCCAACCAGGTCATCCAATAGCCAAATGGGGTTCGATCCACGTATGAATGGCATAATATACATTCCATGTATTAATTATTAATCGATATTAACATGTTTTGCTGGCGTTACTAATCCATTCCCCCTACTTCATTTACTAAATCGCTTTTTAAAGCCTTATCTAAAAGTGGTTGTAAATATTTATATTCATAATTTAATGGAACATTATGTTTTAAGCAGTGTTCAAGTTCTTTGGTTTCAAAATGGTTTAAAGAAGAAAAAGAAAGATTCTCCTTAATAGAAGGATTAGTAGAAGGCTTAGTATATCCGCCAGGGTGGCGGTCTGAAACACCACTTTTGGCGGTCTGGGATGTCGATTTTGGCGGAGGTGTTGAATTTTTGTCCGCCACACTGGCGGTTGTGTTAAATAATTGACCAAGTGATAGTCTACGGTTATAACTTGTACCTACTGAAGCAATTAACATCATTTTCTTAAGTTCTGAAATTCTTCTTTCAACGGTTCTTAATGATATTCTGCACTCTTTGCTTAATGCTTCATTTGAATAAATGCATTGCTTTTTATCCTTAAGAATTTTATAGAGCGCGCGCATTATTTCTTTATGTTCTGGATTGGTATCTGGATGATTTATTACTATATGAGGAATTTGATCGTAGGGAACATTTGAGTTTTTATTGGCCATAAGATATAATTATCCTGTCATTTTATTGATGATGATAAGCCGGACGGGTTGCCCCCCATATGTCCGGCTGTGTTGATTGCACATTTATAGCCGGAGCAAAGGGGTCGCACCCTTCCGGCTAATCTCATTTTACCTATAGTATTATATTTACTCTTGTTTTAATTCCTATAAGATTACTTAAATAAAAATTGATTTAATGGATTTTTGAGAAAATGTTGTGATCTCAGAAGAAGTAAACCAAAATTATAGTGAAAATGTGAGGTTAGTCTTGGTAGAACATGCCATAATTAATATCAATAGCACACTTCAAAGAATTGAAAAAACTTCAAGCGAAGACCGCTCGGAAAGCCGTTCTTATTTTAGATGGACAATGGGATTTATAGGTGGGCTATATCTTATGCTTGGTAGTGCATTTATTACGGTTATTATTAAGTTTGTTCATTAAAAGAGGATTTAAGATTTACACCAATTTTATAATGATTTACATTCTTCCTTTTTCTTCTCTACAAATTTCTTCTCTAAAAAAAATCTATTCAGAGAAGAAAGAACATTGGGTTCAAGATAAATTTTATTATCACATTTATTTTCGTCATGATTCCCTGTTGTTAACAAAATTCCATATCCATCAAAAAATGCATATACTCCATCACCGATATAACAATAGTTTTCACGCTCTTCATTTGTCATAAATCCACCTTCTTTGAGCCAGTAATAATTGTCGGGTCTTTTTCAACCATTTTTGTTACGCAGTGATAACAAGCAAGGATAATATCTTTACCAATCAGTGAAGCAAACATAAGAACGCCTTTTTTCTTTTTAGACAGCCACATTTGATTTTTACATTTAGGGCAATCGCGCAATTCACTTGCTGATTGGTTTTTCGGGTCTTCTTTATATTCTAGATAAGGTGGACACATTATCATTACAATATTATTATTAATTTGTACGATTTCCTCAAGATTATTGTAATTCATTTTCAGTTCACTGCTTGTTTTTTGTCCAAATCTTATGTTATTATGACTAATAAGTAATCATGAGAACATAGAATATTATGAAAAATGAAAATGATGTAGTTAATATACGTGATTTTATGAATCATGAGACAAGAATATCGCTTGTTGAACATGCAATTATTAGAATTGAGAATAAAATTGATAAATTAGAATCTAAATTAGAATCAAGATTTATAATGCTCGTTGGGTTGATTATAACCTCTATTATTCTTCCAGTTGTTCTTCATTCATTGAAATTAGTTTAGTAAATTTAATAATCGAGATAAAGATGAGCAATGAAAATGATAAAAACAATGAAAACGATGTAATTTGTAGGCCTACTATGCGTGATATTATGAGTCATGAAAGAGCAATTGCATTGCTCAATCAGGAAATCGGTTTTATAAATAATACATTAAGTCGGCTTGAAGAGAAAATCGATAAACTTAAAAAGTAATTAAAAAAATGATGAACGATATTAATTTAACAGAGCAATATATTGACCATGAGGTGCGCATTAGGATGCAGGAATTGGTTTATAAACAATTAAACCGTAAATTAGATATTATCCTTGGTGCGTGCGGAGCTATATTTACAGTTATATTAATTCCTATAGTATTACATACTTTGAAGTTAGTTTAATGAATTTTTGTTTAATACTTTTTTTAATTAAGGGGTGATGAATTATGTACTTAGATCTTGCATCTTTTTGCTTGACCCTTGCCGCACTTGGCGTTATTTGTATGGGCCTTACTTTTGTTAAAGCCTTTATTGATGTTTATATATTTAAAAAATGCTCTTGCGAAAAAGAATATGATGGGAGGTGTATCGGTGGTTGCCAAGATTATTAATCCATCAATTTATTAACTAATTTTTTACCCCCATACACTCCTAATCCAAGGGCTGCAAGACCTGATGTCGGTATTTTTAATTTCTTAAATAAAGGGATGGCCACTTTCATTATTTTTTTATATCGTTTGTAATTATTTATTCCCTTTCGCATCATATCTGCCTCTTCAATATGATTGGCACTTCTCAATACGCGCTCTAAATGATCCAACATATTTTGTTTTAATTCTCCTGCTTTTGGTGCCATGATTGAATTCTCGGAGGCCAAAGGCGATCTTAATAAGTTTCTTTGGTGATGTCCTACTTGTGATTGCAAATCAAATGCAGGGCCATATTTGCCCGTGTTAACTTGCCCTAACAACTCTTTAGTAGCCTTTGTTTCTGGCAGGAATTTTTTAGCCTCTTCAATCATTTCTTTAGGATAAGCAAAATCCTGCAATCCTTTTTGTTTGATAGCCTTTTCAACAGCATCCAATTGATGCGTCCCTTTTAATCGACGAAACCCACCCCGAACAAGCCCTGCGCCTCCGATTAGCTCAGGAGCATGTTCTATGCCACCTTGAATTAATTTATCCATCAATGTATTGGTTTCTTTGTTGGTGCCAAATACATCTGAATAATCTTTTTCATCGTAAGGCAAATAAGATGATAAGGGATGTTTTAATGGGCCAATTAATTTTTCAACAGGCCATTCAGCAAGCTTTGATAAATCATAAGGTAAATTATGTAAATTACGTCCGGCATGCGTTAGCCCTGTTAAAATATTCTTAGGCAATTTATGCCAAAATCCTTCAGGCTCAGGTAGGTTATCAAGGTATGCACCTGCGTCCTCTTCATCCCCATTATCTGCATTTAATTGCGCAAGCAATTGTGGATCAGTGACCTTTTTACGTGGACTTTGACCTAATTGCGCAAGCAATGCAGGATCGGTAACCTTTTGTCTAGTCATGTTCCCATCCCCCTTGACCATCAGGATAATAAGTCACCCCATTTATAACTTTCGTCCCTGTTGACGTTCCTTCTAATTTCTCGGCTTCATACTGCGCTTGCATTTGAGGATTATAAAATAACTTTTGTGTAGCAGGCGTGCCTTTGCGCGCTTTATTACGCGCATCTGATAATATTTTTTGATAGCGCATCGCTGCTTTTAATTGGGCGGATGGTGGCAAACCATATTCTTTAAATAATTTTTTGACTAATTTAGGAATATCTTGAGCCTCTAAAGATTCTTTCAATCGATTATAAGTTTGATTGGTATGGCCCGCTTTCAAAGTAGATGCCTCATTAACTGTAGTAGCTGCCATCATTTTTTCAGATAATAAAAAGTCATCCATCAATTTTCTTGCTTTTGGATCTGTTTTATAATTAGCAGCAGCTTGTTCAAGACGTCTTATAGAGCCCTGGCCTGAAAAAGGCGATGCTCCCTTATAAACATAGGGATAGAGTTCATTAAATAAAATATTTCCCTCTTCGGATTCACGCTCTTTTGCAGTCAAAGGAATTTCTTTTCCCAAAGGTTCACCTGATTGAGAATCGAAAAATTCTTTTTCCCCAGGCTTAAGTCCTGCTTTAGTACGAGCACGTAAATCCCTTAAATCTTTTTTAGCATCAATTTGGGCATCATAAACCGCTTTCGCATTTTGATAGACAGGGCTTGCCTCCCCCACATCCTTGCGTAATTTTTCTAAATCAGCAGCATCGCGCGCAGGGCCGTGTAGAATATTGCTTTCTTTTGCAGTAGGAATTTTAATACCCGCCATGCCCAACGCCATCTGTTGCTCAGGAGTAAAATTAAACCCTCCTTGTTTCAATGCTTGAGGCGTAGGCGCTTTAGGTGTTGGATTATCCATTTCCTCTTGACTTGGCATGCCCATTCCAGTAAACGGGGTCATAAGTTGTTCGGCTTGACCATTCATGCCGTGAATGCCTTGCATAATGGCTTGAATATAGGCCATCTTCTTAGCGGGATCGGTTTCCATCTCCGCTTTTTGAATGCTTAATTCGGCCATGCGCCGTTGTAATGGCGCCATAGCCGCAAGACGAGCTTGTGTTGCCTTTTGAAGCGCTAACGAATCTTGATGAATTTTCATCTGTTGAGCTAATTGCTCACGCGCAATAACAGGCGTCATTAAACGCGAAAACATGGAGCTTCCGGTATTAATGCCCTGTAATAATGCCTCCCCAGGCTGCCCTACATTAGGAATATTTAGAGCCATGATTATCGTCCACCTAAATTCCAGCGATTAGCCATATTATTATAACGGCCTCCTAAAAAAGAACTTCCTGCAAGACCAATACCTGCACCAAGCAAATTACCTAATATATTGCCACCAGCATTTTGTTTGTTATAGGCCATTTGCGCTGAATTTTGACCCATGTTCATTGCATTTTGACCCATATTGATTGCGTTTTGACTTGTATTTAATGCTGAATTCTGACCCATATTCATAGCATTCTGACCCATATTCATCGCGTTTTGGCCCATATTAAGTGCGTTACCGCTCATATTATTGGCAGCGTTAATACCTGTACCATAAAGTCCCTGGGCAATTCCTGTGCCTTCTAAGTATTTTTGCATCAAATCATTAAGATAATTTTGGCGGTCTTGTGCGCCAATAGCAGAGGTACCTGCTTGAATTGCGCCTAATGCCGTATTAGAGCCCATTAATCCCATAGAACTAGCGGCATTAAGGCCATGCTCTTGCGCCATTGCTTCTAAATTTTTAGCCGCATCTGATGCTTTATAACCTAAAGACCATTTGTCTTGAAGCGCTTGCGGATTTAAAAGCGAATTCATAACTCCTGACAAATTGCCATAGGCAGATTGCCCCTGATTTAAAAAGGGCTGCTGATATCCTTGAGCCTGATTATAATAATCTCCCGCTTGTCCATAATAATTTCCCGCTTGATTATAATATTTATCAAGCTGCTCCTGACCTTTTGCAGCCAAATCTTGGGCTTTGCCTACTTGCCCATAATATTTATTCAGCTCTTCCTGGGCTTTTTGATATCCCCTCCCAGGATGTAAAAAACTTGATAGCCAACTCATATCTCTATCTCCCTATAGATATGCAGTATATCCCTATGGATATGCAGTGGTTGTAAATTTAACCAGCGAACCCCCTTCTTTTCCGACATAAACATCTAATGTCGTATCGTATAATAAAACTCCATTTGGTAAGGAAGGAGTTAAAGCATTTAAAGCTGTGATCTCTGCACTAGTATATTGGCCAACTGCAATAATTCGCAGTGCATTTTGAATATCTTCTATATCTTCATTCAACGTATCAACCAATACTGCTAGCCATTGGTTAAAATCAAAAGGAAAACTGCTATTTGAAATGGGTGCTGAATCAATTCGTTCAAGAAAGATAAGAGCCATCTAATTAGCACCCCCTGAAGCACGTCGTGTATTACGTACCGCACCCAATATCACTATAGGTGCTGAACTAACACAAACAAGTCTATAACATCGGTTGCGACTTATCGCTAACTCATACCATCGCATACGCCAACGATATTGTCCAAGGCGTGAGAATTCTCGTAAATCAGCACTGTAAAATGTAACCCCACCATCATCCGAGTAATATAGCTCAATATGTGGCTTAAAAAGCGCATTGTAATGATTATCATCAAAAGTAGGCGTATTGCTACCCTCTGCAATAATAAATTCCCCTTCCTCGGTTACTAAATAAATAGGGGATTGAGGGGTAGATAATTCATCCACCAAATACACTGCATTAGAAAATGGAGCATTGTTCTTGTAAAACGTTTTATCACCAAATACAAAGTCAATCTCGACATAATCATCAATAAACTCCGCATAATCAGGCAAATACAATTGCTGCGTTACTAATTCATAACGCATAGGGTAGCGTAAAAAAGCATCTGAAGCTTCAGGGTCTGGCTGAGCACTATTGCGTAATTCATTATGATAAATATTCCCTGCCATTTCATAAATAGCCGGATCTCGCACTACCGTTACTAAATGTTTGTTATTAAAATAAACATGCTTTTGAATTCGATTGCGCTCACCATTTAACTCAATAAGCCGTCCCCACGTTTGGGTTTCAAAGTTAAATTCAAGAGAATTTGCCGATTGCTCTAAATCCAAAATTCCAAAATTGAAAAAACTTCCTGCCGATACTCTGTAAAAAACGGTATTTTCATACTGATATAAAAATCCATTTGAATTTCCCATCAAAAAAGGGCTTAAAACATCACTTTGGGTCGAATTCTCAAGCAAAACATTTACCGCTTGCGAAGATATATCAAGAGGCTGCTGGCCATCCGATACCATAAACGACACAAGCCCATTACTGTTTTGCGCAAGCCATACCATGCGCCCATAATCAACAGACAATGAAAATGGATCTGCAATTCCATAATCCCAGTTATATGAGGAATTCAACTTCCATGGAAATTCCCGCGTAACACCTGCAACCGTAATCTGTGTGGCAATATTTGCCCAAACATCGGTAGTAAAACTACACAATATGTACAATTGATTATGTAATACCGCAAATTGACCAATAATTCCTGACGCACGGTTATTAAGTGCCGCACCATTTATAGTAAAGCAATTATTCAAAGTTCCTACATCAGGGGATGATGCGAATAAATTTATTCTGGTGAGATAATAGTCCGGTGTTCCTATAACGCTTACCACAAAGCGATTACCAAATGCCGCTACAAAACCTGGCTTACCGCCTGCTAAAGCGCCCCCTGGAGCATTTGGATCGGTAACAGTACCTATACTTACAGTTGTACCGTTTTCGGTAATAACCTGCAATGTGCTCTCATCAGATAACATCACATAAATTAAATTACCAACAGGCAATATGGCATACCATAAATTTCCGGTTAACGCCACGCTACCTACAAGTTTCTGGTTATAGAATTTGTCATATTGAAAAATACGCGTACCATCTATTACGTATAAATAATTAATTGTTTTAAATAAAATTCTTGGCTCTGAATCAAAAACTAATTTATTTGAATCTAAAAAACGTATATGCTTACGACCCATTGCAGGATATAACGCTTGTTTTTTCTTGCCCGACTCTACCGCAATACCGTACCAATTAGCACAATCCATTGCACCAAACTGAATGAATCTTTGCACATCGTAATAACAAAATATCGGTAATTGTTCGATAGGCATCAAGACATCCTTTAAATATATTTAGATTAATTAAGCGTGTATACCTCAGACCCCAGCACGTACACGCCATGCGCCATTCAAAAGGCTTTCCCTATCGCCTGTTATTGTAAGATTAACCTCGGAAGCTGATTGCATAATATCGGTTGCTTGAATCAACATATCTTCTAACTTTACCGTCCACGCATCAGCGCGCCCTTTGTACATCGATACGTCTTTGGCACAAGCAAACAACAAATAACGCTGATAATAAAGCGGTAAAGAGTCCATCGTATCATTTGATGTAAGTGAAGAAAGCTCAAATTTTCCACGCGCAAAAAAAGTAAAAAACTGCGATGGCGCAGGATATAATTGTGCTCGTACAATTTCAGTTTCAGGAAAAACTATAATAAATCGAGGCAATCCTTGAAGTGGCTCATATTTCCATGAAGCTAAAAATTCATCCCGTGATTGGTTAATAAGGGGATAGGTCACACCGTTTAATTGAAGCCATGCACTGTTTAAATTAGCAAGCCTGCCCTCTTTGATATAAACAACATCTGGAAGAGTATTATCATGCGTAAACGTAAGGTTTGAAAGCTGTGTACTGGTTGCATTGTTATTTAAAGTAATCACATTACCAAAAATGGACAAAATAACAGTAAGAGCGGGAATTCCCGTTCCCGATACTAAATCGCCTACTTGATATAAGCCACCATTAACTACGTTAAATACAGGAGATGCGGTTGTTAAATTAACCACTTCGGTTTGGGTTGTAATAATTGGAAAGCTTCTATCGGTAAAGTAAATCTCTTTCATGCCCAAATTAATAGGAACGAAAACCGTTTTAGCAATTGTTAGCATCAAACCATTGGCAGCATAGGATTGTAATAATTGATTTAAAACTTGAATACAAAGTTTTTCGTCATCGCCGTGTAAAGGGACTGTCGGGTTTGAGGCATTGATAAGCCTATAAACTTGAAATGCAAATTCCCTTACAGTAGCCATCTATCACTTCCTTTTGACTCGCTTTGGATTTATTAAATTTTCCAAAACACAATTTTCTTGTTCATCCTCGGTTTCTTCTATTAGTTTTGGAATGTCATTTACATTAGCAAACCAAATACCGGTAGCCATATGGATTTTAAACTCATCCCATGAATTCACCAGCTTTTTTTGGTCATTTCGACCATAGATGAAAACTCTAAATCCATCCCTGGAAACTTTTCGTCCTTGATACAACACTTCTTCACCCTGCATTTGAAACATCCTTGTTAAAAGGGCGTAAAGCTTACGCCCTTTAAGTCCTTAAGAACAAATCCGAACTGCAAACTCAGGATTAATTGCGACACCACAGATGATGTCAATACGATCTAGCTGTTCGTAGTTACGAATATCAGCCCCCAAAGTGTAGGTCATAGCCAATTTATACAAATCGGAATATCGTGTGACCGCATCCACGCCACCTCGAAGTTCCTTTAAAGGGGGGGCTGCAAACACTACCGCTTGTGTATGATAAGCAAGTGATACATTATGGCTGTCACGCAATAACATTTGAGCGCCATTTGGTATTGCTGCAGATATATTCTGACGCGCACCATCAATAACGATAGTAGGATTAACAGGAACATCTGCAGTTCCTCCGGCGGTTGAAATAACCTGAGCTGTAACTACAAACTGTGCACGCTGCTCTAGGGCGTCGTAAGTAAGCGGGTTAACCATAAACACACCAGCGGCATCAGCAACCTCAATGATATCGCCTTCGTTAAATACAATAGTTGATGCAACAAGACCCGTTAACGATATAGTATTGCCACCAATGATAGGGCCGTTTGTTACCGTCCCTGCCAATTTAAAGCCTGCAGGAGGTGCTCCACCTGCTTCACCCGCGCCTGCTATTTGTCGTGTTAAAAAATTGGTCTTAAAAAAATCAAAACCTGACAAATGGCCTACAAAACCATCAATTAAGGCGCCAGTATTCACCGTCATATTGAAAGTGTTGAATAAATCATTGGATAAGCTTTGAGCTACACGAGGGGATACGGCAGCATAACGTTTACCGTCTTCAGGAATAGCAAGTTCTGTCATGTACGCATCAGCGCTAAGTATAGTATTGAAATCTACAGGCACACCAGGTGTTCCCACTGCTTGATAAGTTTTCTTCTGAAAATCATTAGCAATGAATTTTTCTACCATATTGGCCAGACGTTTCGCACGAGGAGCGTTGGCCATTTCCAAGTACGGCTCATCACGCGCGCGATTAAATGTCAGGTCAAAGCCTGTATATTCAAGCATCGTGCGAAATTGCTTGGTAATAGATAGAGGACGAATTATTTGTACACGTGCCTCAGAGGTTGCTGTAGCGCCCTCACCTGCCAAATATCGCTCTTCTAAACGATAATCAATCGTCTGGCCGGTTGCAAATTTGAGGTTTTTAAAATCGGATTCTAAATTGCGATTTGCCGTTCTTGCAAAAGCAAGACTATTCCAAAATCTAACGAATACGTCATCAAGTACGTATTGTGTCTCCCTGAACAAATTAGCCATAATATATACTCCCTGTATATAAGATAAACAAAAGTAAGATAAAAAACTCTTATTCGTCTTAGCGGGGAGACCTAATACGCGCTATATATTTATGGCAGATGGAAGCCAGGTAAAACTACGCATCTATGGCAATGTTAGACTAGTGTTTCACAAAATTGCAATAGATGCGTTAAATTTAACGTCTACGCTGTGCCATAATAGCTTTCTTTTTTGCCTCGGATTTTGCAATTAGTTCTTCTATAGAAGGCTCTTTCTCGCTTTCATGAGATATTCTTCCATCTTCTTGCGTGCGCGCCACAGGACGTGGTGCTTTGGTAAAAGGCTTTGTTTGACGCAAGGTTTCCTCCAATCGTCCCATTTCGGCTATTTGAACATACCCGTCAGAAATTGCGGAAATACGCACTAATTCTTGCGGTGCACGTTTGGCAGCGGCATATAAAAAAGCGGCAGGATTTTTCATGCCACGGGTAGCATGCACCATGTGATCGGATATGGTTGCAGGAACCGCGCCTATTACCTCTCTAAAGTCTTCAAAACGGGAAACGTCATCGCGAAATTTATTCTCAAATTGCAGTTGAGCTGCTTGTTCTTTTAGTTGTTGAGCTTTATATTCCTTGCGTTGCTCCATAGTATTAACTGTATGTTCAACGAAGGATGCTAATTGTTGATCCCATGTTTGCCCTGAATCAGGATTGTATTCAAATCCTGAGGCTTCGGCTTGCTGTACGGTAGGAGGCTGTTGCTGGACGGCTATCTGCGCACGTAAGGCTGCCATTTCGGCTTCATACTTTTTAGCTTGGCGGGCTAAACGCTCACGAATTACAGGGTTTTCTTCTTCACGGGCATTACCGTATTCATCAGCACCCTCTTCTTCTTGTGCTAAAGACGCCGCTTCTCCCTTATCATCTGTGTCCTCATCTGTCGCGTCACCGCCGAGATAATCATCTCCCGCATTGTCGGCACGAAAGGGTTTCTCTTTCTCAAGAGGCACCTCCTCAACGCCGTCAATCTCCGGTGCGTAGTCATCCATAGCAGGCTCAAACTCTGGTGCTTGAGGGGCTAAGTGTGTTTTTGCGCCAACTAAAATATCATCAATATTGCTTATCTCTGTAGCCATAACGTCCTCTTTAGTGTTGTTATAAACTTTGCTTATGCGTCAAAATCTTAACCAAGTTATCAGCGTGTGCTATTGCCTGATCGCTATTTGTCCTTTCTGTTTCGGCTATGTATCTAAGTTTTTGCTCCTCTATGTTGCCCGCTAGTTCCATTTGGGCTATTTCTAATTTTATTCGCTCTATTTCAATCTTTGCTTCAGCTTCTTGTTGTTTGATAATGAGCTCTTGCTTTTTAATCTCAATTTGTTGTTTTTTGTATTGGATATCCGCTTCTAGTGCTTGTTCTTCAGGTGAAGGTTGGCTTTGACCGTTTTCTTGCGGCATCTTGCCGGTCTTGCCTGCTTCAATGATAGCAGGCGGTACGATGGTTTTAAGGCGATTTTTAATTTCAATCGTATTAACCAGGGGTAAGTTTTCGGCATAAAGGTCTGCAAATAGGTTAAGCAATTGTGGGTTAGCCTGTAAGACCATATTGAGCGATTCAAGCGCCTGTGCTTTTTGTCCTTCATAACTTGGGCCTGCTTGTAGGCGCACCTCAAAGCTACCCTTGCGGATATCGTTCTTAATGCGTGCCGCATAGTCATCCATCTGTTGGTTGATGGTGATATTTTTACGTCCTTCGTCCGGTGTCATAAGGTTGATTACCCGCTCGGTATCATAAACGCGTGGCACCATTTGATTTACTATTCGCCCGCCTGCGGAAATGGCACGATTGACGCTATTAAAGGCCACGTAGGTAGAGTAACTGCCCTGGCGTGTTCTGGCATCAATTGCCGCACCGCTAATCTCGTTACCTTGTTGTCCCAATTGGGTGGGGTATAGACCTGTTGAGGTATAAAGATCTTGTATAGCTCTCTCGTATTGTTGGCTAAGGGATACGGATAGTTCCGGAGGTCGTAGCTGTTCAGGCTTGGCCCCTGAAGGTGATTCGTCATAGATGAGTGCTCCTTGGACGGTGTAGGGATCTCTCCACGTACGTTCTGTATCTGAACCCTGTACGTTCTTTTTACTTGCAATAAATTGGTCATAGCGGCTAATCTTTAATATAAATGCTGATTGTGTGCCTAAATAGTTAATATAGCGTTGAGCATCTACCGCATCAATAATAAACGGTCTACATATTTGTTTACCGTCTTTATCGTAATAGCTGTTTTGATCCATAAATACCAAAGGCAAGTCTTCACAGGGACATTCTGATTTATCTAGCTCATAATCACCTGCAATTTCATAATGCATAATTTTAGAGCGACGTATTTCTCGTTTGCCTTCTATACGTACAGCCTCATTGTCATCGTAGAGGGTAATAAATTCATCGTTAACTTGTGACAATTCGGGCCAAGCTTTGGGCTCCATACCGATTGGCGCTTGTTGAGGATGGCCCATCATTGGTGGTTGCAGGGGAGGTGGTGTCTCCATATCCATAGGATGGCGCCCCATTTCAAGGCCTGAGTATTCGCCCATCATCATTTGTTGTTCTAAAAGACGTGCAGTGGTTTCGCGTGATTTTTTGATGAGCTCGTCCATTTCCTCTTGATTTAATGTCTTGCCGTTGGATAGTTTGTAGAGCATATCTTTTACAAACTTACGTTTGTAGAAGTGATTAATGGTAATTCCTTCATCATCAGCCCACGAAAAACTATCATTTTTTAGGGCGGGATCTGTAGCTAATGCTATTTCTTCTTTGCTTGCTGAAACGCCCACATCGTTTAGGATTTTTTCTTCGATATCTTTGCCGTAGACTTCACGAAACTTAGGGCGTGTCATTCGGGCTACATAGCCGCAGACCATGCCGTCGGTTTTATCGACCCGATCGGCACCCAAATCCCAATACGAGCGGCTTGCGTCTTTGAAGTGGCGCGGAATCATATCCTGGTCAAACGAGCGCGAACTAGCGTAATCGGTATCCCATAGGAAGGCACCGAAGCCGCCGACAAACGATTGAAAGGCTGCTACTTGATAAACGGTCTTGGCGTCTTCGCCTAGCATAATGTCTTTTACAACCATAGAGCGTAAACTTGCAGTTTCTTCATCACAATTTGATAATGGAACTACCTCTAATTGTGGTGTATTTTGTTGTTGTTCTCCTAATAGCGAATTGACAAGCGTTGCTAGCTTATTAAATTGAAGAGGCACCTTTTTATATTTTTTAAGCATATCCTCTTCATCTTCTGTCCATTGTCGACCTAAAACAAAGCCCATCATCTTATGATATTGGTCAATATTATATTTGAAATATTGACGCCATTTTTCACACGCAATACGTGCTTCACGCGCTAACTTCTCAGCCTTACTAGCCATTTTTATCGTCCTTTTATTAACCTAATCCTTTTAAGTAAACATGCCAGCGCTCTTTTCGGGTAAATAATGCGGTCTATAGCCACCCGATGTAACATAATCTCCTACATAAAACGTTAAAGCTAAAGCATCAGCGGTATCGGGTGATTTCATTCCGCGTTTGCGTAATTCGTCCTTTGATTCAATTTGCAGTCGTCCTGAGCTGTCAAATTTATAACCAAGGCTTGTTAAATCACCCAAAAGTTCATCGCTATCGGGAATTTGTACCGGCATTTCTTGTGATAGCCATTCACGCGTGTCATGCCACAATTCGGCTCTTAAATTTTTAAATTTATCTTTATCGTTAGCACTTCTTGCAACATTTACCCCTTCAACACATTCATAACCTAATTCAAGTAAGCGATCAACAATACCCGCTCCAATTCCTATACAATCAATACAAACTTTGTTCGGACGTTCGATGTCAATAATACGCCTAATAGTTCCCACAATCTCCATGGTGTTTAGATTAAAATGCGTCTCCAATTTAAAGGCAAGACGCCCTTTTCGTCGAATAATGGCGGTGCGATCATGGTCGCTTAAGGCCGGATCAACTCCTATAACCAAAGGAGATTCGCTATCAACCGCATTCTTTCTCGCCCTATTGACAGGGCCGGCCTTAATAAACCTATTCGCCACCGGATTACGAAATGCATCAAGGGCTGTCATTGGGTATTCTACATTAAATAATTCACAGGCCGATTCATAGTCGTTACTAAAGTCTAGTAACTTACGGCGCCGCCAATACAAATGCTCTAACGTTAACCCGTCGCTAAGGTGTGCTTCAAATAGTTCTTGTTCCTCATCGGTTAAGCTTACCGTTTCCCCGTCACGTAAAGATGAGGTGTATTCCGGCTGCCAATACCACGGGATAAATATAGCCTGAAAATCAGACTGACCGGTAATCGCTGCCATCCACATATTGTAAAAGTAATTACCTATCCCGTTAGCCGTAGACTCTAAAATAATTTCAGTCCCAGGCTCATTGGATACGGCTTGCAATATTCCCTTGGCATGCTCTTCGGCGTTAGGCCAATAAGCAACCTCTGAGCCATGGAATATTTGAATGGTTTGTGAACGACCTACCGACTTATTACCAGCGGTACCTACACCATATCCTGAATTAAGTGTACGGAAATTTAACTCTTTAGCGCTTGAGGTATCGGGTTTAGGCAGCAATCCTTCGGGTAATTCGTCGTTAAAGCGCTTAGTCATATCAAACAAATTTTTAGACGCTTCAGCTTCATGAGTTAGAATAAACGCTTTTTTTCCTTTCCTAGTACTAACAATATGAAAATCACGCGCTTGTACATAAGTTGAGCATCCTTGTTGTCTCCCCTTAAGCACCAAAGCTCTCACCCAAGACATTTTCTTTTTTTGTTTTTCTAAGCGCTCATGTAAATAGGTTTGGGCACGATTAAATATAAAAGGCTCAATATTTCCTGACTTGGTGCGTATTTTTAAAAAGTTCTTAGCAAATAAGGGCAGACTGGTAAATATTTTTATTAATCGTTTCTCGTCCATAAATGTCTTTTATATCGCTTAATCTTCTGGCAATAAATACATTGTACTCCATAGGCTTCACCCTTAGGCTTAAACATGTCAATCAAATAAACATGTCCTTTCAATTCACATTGAATACGTATTTTAATCCTATTAAATAATCTAAATATATATTGCATCATGCAAATTAAAGCTCCATAGATAATTCTTTAGATAATTCTTTAAGCTTACGATATACCGATTTTTCACGAATAATGTCCTGATAAGATATAAAATTATTCGTGCTTTTAACATTTTCAAGCAAGCCAATCAGATATTTGCGCACATTATGCTTATCTTGGATAAATTCAACGGAAAGCTCATCAATTAGTTTATTTACTGGAAAATTATCAGGATTTCTTGCAAACCAGCGCAGCTTGTTAAAAATATTGCAATGGATTGCGTAAAAAAAATCATCTTCATCAAGCTCAACTAAATCCCATAAATTAGAATCTAATAACAAAGAGCCTAAATAGATTTGTTCAACAGCAAGAATAGCCCCACCTTGTATTTCCGGAATAATGCTCATAGCGCATCCTTGTCATTAATTATCTACCAGTTTGTCTATTATCTTTTCTGCAAGGCTATTAAAATTCTTATCATCATTTTCCTTCTCGCGCCATCTAGCGCGTGTTTTTAGCCAAAAAATCATAGCCGATAAGTCATCACCTTCAGTGGCTTTCTTAAACAACTTAGCTGCTACCTTGGCATTGGCGCGTATCACAGAATTATCTAATTCATCCCGATAGTATTTCAACAATGTATTAACATGAATATCTAGATAATTAGCTATATCCTCTTGAGTATTGCCAAAACTTGTAAGAGCACAAACCTCAGCACGTGTCCATTCCGTAGGTTCATGTGGTTTTGATATGCCTGATTTAGGTGTGGCCATAGAAAGCCTCTCTTACCACTTTATTTTTGAAATAATTATCATACCATAAAGTATATAATTTGCTCAATTTAGACTTCAAAAATAGTACGGAAATCAACCTCATGTGTGATCAAATTCCGTACATATAGACTTTTATAGTTTCTAAGAGCATTCACTAAGGCCCGGCCTGAACGTTTCTCTTTTCGCCTTCCATACCTTGACCAGCAGGGCCCGGCTCACAATAATTAGGTTGCATTTTGTTTTGTTGTTCGACGCGACGACCATGGGAGCTTGAAACTCCATTGTAATGCGTGTTGCCCTCAAACGTATCTTCAGACGTATAGTCTTTGCAATAACTGTCCATAGTAAACTCCATTTAATCGATTAATTGAAGATGACGAAATCGCCATTTTCAAACAATAACATAAAGATTTGTTATTCACAAAAACAGTGGATAAATTTGTAGAAAAAACCAAATAACCGATAACCAATCTACTTTTTAACACCATAAAGAAATTTCTTCACATAGTATAATTTTTTATCATTATTTATTCCAAGTTGTTGACATATATTACAAGTAGTTGTAACATAAATAATTAAACCATTGAAGGAAGAAAAGATGAGTACAATAAATGAGCTAACACTTTATGAATTAGGTGGCGAGGACTTTGATGTTTGGTTATCGCCTAACAAGCAATTCGGTTTTGATTTGGAATTAGAGCGTGAGGATGGCGCAATTTTTGAAGAGAAAGGATTACATTTTTATGTAGTTGAAAGTTTAGCTGATTTTTGCAGGAGATATTTACATGCTTATGAACGAGTTACTAAGGAGATTTCTTTATGATTGAAAAATATAGTTTTTATGAATATGAGGTATTGCCTTCTAAGCAATATTGGGTATACGTTATTTACCATCCGGATTACAACCCCTGTTTACAGAGTGTAATAAGGGAATCGGATGAATGGTATGACACGGAGCAAGAAGCGCGATTTGCAGCAATTGGGCATATTGGTTTATTAGAAAATGGAGAAGGATGATGATTAAGAAAATACGGTGTTTTTTAAAAGGGCATAGGTTTTTAATGCAATACAATTTTAAAACGCATTATTATACCTGTCATCCGCAGGATAGGTGTGCGCATTGTAATAAGCAAAGAGGAATGGAAGGCTTTATTGCAAGTATTTAAAGCAATAGTCGTAATGGGAATGATAGTTATATTAAATAACTACATTTCCATTTCCTGGTGGGAGTTGAGAATAATTTCATTGAGTATTATGGAAATTTGGGGTAACCATGGATAAAGAAAATTATCAATTTATGACATCATTTTTGTTAGGAATAATGTATGGTGGCATAATGAATATTGTTGAGAGTGATGCAGATTTAAAATCACGTCTTATAGCTCTTGAGGAATTAGCATTATCTTTTAGAGGAGAAATAGAAAAACTATATTATCCTACTTTACCACCTGAACGTCAGTAGCAATGAGCCCTTTTGGAGAGGTTGAGGGATTAAATTTAACTGATGTTCCATTTTTCAAAGTTTTAAATCCTTCAGCCTTAATTTCTTTATAGTGCACAAAATAATCTTTGCCATTAGAAGTAATAAATCCATATCCTTTGCTATCATGAAAGTATTTTACTGTCCCAGTAATCATTTTTGTTGCATCCTGCGCGTTAAATTAAGTCACTATGATGAGATCTCATTACAACATATACCTACCTAGCTGGTATTAATTAAAATCCCTTATAAAGCTCTGTATTGCCGTTTGCGTAATCTGGCATTTTGTATTGTTTCCATACTTTAACATGCTCAAGAAGACAATCGATAGGAATTAAGCCGTTTAACATATCTTGTTTGTCTTCTTTGCTCAAGAGGCGTGTGCTAATCAACTCCGGTTTCACGCACAGCATCTTTGCCACTATTTTCAACAATTCTTTGCACTGCTCGACCGATAGCGGTATCGGTTGGGATTCGTCCATATTCTGATAATCCTAGTAATTTCCGTATTACAGGCATGTTTTCTGCCATTCCCTTTAAGTGCGCATACTGCGGCAATATCCCTGATTTCGACGGATAATCCTTATCCTTGTCCATGTATTTCTCCGTAAATACCATTTCCCAGATTTGAGAAATGCATAACCACGCGGGTTATCCTGCGTTTTTGCTCCTCCATAACCCTACCCATTCATAACCGGGAACGCATGTTTTGTAATTATCAAAATCTTCTTTTGTTGGCGGCGTGGTTCGTTCAACCACTTTTAAAGACTCTTTTCCAAAACCAGTAGCCTTAAATTTTTCTTTTGTTTCATATTGATTGGTGAGTATGTGCTTTAATCCGGTAAAACGTTGATAGTTGCTAAAGTCGTTTTCTTGTTCTTGTTTTTTGACGTGGTGAGTGCAATGTTCTAAAAACAATTCGTCGGTACGGTCATCGCATTGAAGTTTGTAAGAAAGAAGCTCGTCTTTTTGTTCTTGAGAAAAAAAACTACTACTACTTGGGGCTTGGTCTACAGTAGTTAGTTTTTTATTATCTTTAGTATCTTCTTTAATATCTATATCCGGTGAACCGGACAAGTTTAGTCCGGTCGGCCGGACAAGTTTAGTCCGGTGAACCGGACTAGTGTTTAAACTTTTTACATTAGTCCGGGGTGCCGGACTAGTGTCTGTTTCATCTACAATTAGTTCTGATTTTGGGCTATATACCCATTGTGTTTTTTTGCGGTTTGTAAATCCCGTGCGCTTTATATAGCCAATCTCTTCAAGCTGATTCAAAATACAAAAGTATTGGCTTTTACAAACCCCAGCCAGTTGGCACAAATAATCTTTTGATGCTGTTATGGATTGCCCGGCGGTATGGAGAGAATAAAAAAATGACGCGATTAACAAAGCTGATTTTTCAAGTCTGCTATCTTGATATAAAAAAAGTGGAATATTGATGTATGAAGGTAAATTAAACTTCGTATTGTTGTTATTTAGATCTGACATGGTATAATTCCTTTGTTGTAGTTCCGTCGTAAGAACTGTATTTTTAGGGATGTGCCCTGCTTGTTGAAGCAAGTAAGGCTTGGGGATGGACCCCAAAATTATCATTTTTCTTCTTTTAATTCATGATACTTTGCAATTCCTCTAGTTAGCCAGCAGCAAGCTTCTTTCAGTTTATCAAGACATTCTTGTTTTTCATATTTAGATGCGTCTATTTTATCAATTTGATTCCAAAGGTTCTCAAAATTAGATTGCGCAATACCTATAGTTCGGCGTCCCACTTCGGTTATTTGCAGTGGTTTAAATAAATTTTTATTTTTTTTAATATTTTTCTTGAGTGAAAGTACTTCATTCGCTTTTTTTTCAGGTGATTTTTCAGGAGGAGGCGGAAACTTATAATCGCCATTAAGTACGTCAATAATAGTTTTGGCCGTCCTTAATTGATCATCATTTGCTTTTTCGCTTTCTAAAACAATTAACGCTTTCCGCTTAAAATCTTCTAAACTGTTAAAGGGGTAATTATCCGTTAAGAAGCGCCATCCATGAACTTGTAAGTTATAAATATCAAAATTTGTCATGGTATAAAGGGCATCTAATTCATCCCTACGGTTTAATAATTCTTTTATTGCCGAATAAAAACCAGGATCATCATTGATAATAGCGTCTTGTACTTTTTGATCATCAAAGCGAATAAATGGGCCTAAACCGCCCATTTGATAACCCATATTACCAAATTGAAATTCGTAACCATTTATCTCTATGTTTATTACATATCCCATGCTATAGTTTTCCTGGTTGTATGCTTTTAGTTATATTTTTCATGATTGATTTTCCTTTAGAGTTAAGTTTCCGTTATTTTATTAAATAAGCCCGATGGCCAAAACCAATGGGCTTATTAACGGTCGTTGTTTTGCAATTCATTCATGTTATCTTTTAACCATCTCTCAACAATTTGAACTTCAATTATGCTAAAAAATAATGGTTTAGGATTTGAAGGATCTCGATCATAAATCGAATTTGCTAATTTTTCTAACAGTTCTGAGGATTTCGCATAAATATTAAATGACATAAAATCTCCTTTGCATTTTGTCCGTCCTTTGGGTAAAATCCAAATAAGTACTATCCTATTTTCCTATAATATCAGGATATGCTTTCACCGGCCTTAGCCAGCTTGATGCCTTATTTTACGATAGGGCATCAAGACATCTTACAAGAAAAACTTATTGATTTAAAGTTCATCTTTTTTGCGTAAATAGGCAAAATAAATAAGCATACTAGTTGCTCCAAAAGGGATCCCAATTAAAAATCCAAACAACAATAACCCCACATCATTCCCAAACCACCAGATACATTTGTAAATAAGAAAACCCATTCCAAATCACATTATTTGGCGTCGGAACCGGTGGATAAGTTTAATCAATCATCGTCTCCGGATAACAAATTGTTTTTAGCTTTACCGGTTACAACAATTCTGGTCTGGAGGTGTTTAAGACAATCGGTACGTGGGTAAAAGCGAAATAATGAATGGACGCCACCTTCTTCCTCAAAATGGGAGCAACGCTGCATTTCAAGACGAATCATGGCATAATTGGTGTCCTTGATTGATCTATTGTCACCCATAGGGTTATCGCCGCAACCGGTTAACAGCAAACAAATCCCTACGATTAAAGTCTTATTCATCTTTCACATCCTTAAGTACATTGTTTATAATATCCACGCACCGCTTAAGGCCCATAATGTAAGATTGGCCCATTAAAACGCTGTCCTCCTCCTTATCTTTTTTAGCCTTAGCAATCAAATCCATCACGGCTTGGAATTCAATTTCAACCAACATAGTTACACAGTCGGCTATGTCAGTTACTTTCAGCTTGCTCATCTAAAATTCCTTTTTGTCGCCTAACTTCGGCCAATGATTCCAGTAAAACGTTTTGCATAATATCCAATGAATAAGGGTATGTTTCGTTTTTAGGTGAACAGTGCTTGTCCGTAAAATCCCAAAGCGCCTGTGTAACTAAAGCCTTTAAATCGGCCTGAGCGTTATCAAGGCGCTCTTTAAGCCAGCGGTCATAGTAATCGGTGCTTGCTTTATCGTAACGTTGACAATTGGTTTCTGTTTCGTTGACAAAGTTACGACAATTTTCTCTTAAATCTTTATTGCGTAAATCAGCAACCATATCGCGCAATGATTTATACATTTCATAAAATGGCTCATTCACCTTGCGCCTCCTCCGGATTAATACGAAAATTCGATGCCGATAATATTGGATTTAATTTGTGATCATTAAGCATTACCCACATTTCAATCGTGCGAATTCTGCGTAATAGATCAAAGTTTTCTTTACGAAACCGATTCGCCACCCACATCCAAAATAAAGTACATAGCATAAACATTAAAGGATTTACGATATTTAGAATTTGAATAAAGGTCATGCTGCTTGGCTCTCCACTAATTGGTCAATAATGTAATGACATTGCGCTTCCATGTAATCATAAGATTTTGATGTGAATTTTGATGCAGGGTTTGGTGCGAAGAAATAGGGCATTTTATTTAATAAATCCAATAGTTGGTCTTCATCTTCGCTTAAACTTCCAACAAAATATTTAATAACAGTTTTTTTGTCACGCTTGTCATAACTCTGGGCCGCATCAAAGCCTATCCACAAATCATTACATGCAACCGGTAATAAATCTTTCGCATCATGATGGGTATCTGAAAACGTAATATCTCCATGACACCTAATGTTAGACATATCGACACGGCTATGATCAGGAATAGCAACATACCCACACCGATTACCACGCTTAGTAAAAGTAATAAGGTATTCATAGCCTTTATAAACACCACCTCCTTCAATGACCGCGTGCGGACTAATCGGTAATATTTCACGGTCACCCTTCATTTCCAATAATTGCGTAATACAACTCATCCTAGCCCTCCATTGTGTCAATAATTATTTTTGCTGCTTGTACTGCCTTTTCTTGGGTTTCGTATTGCTCCACCGAATTATGAATAATGAGCTTAGCCGGTAAATAAGCAATCTTAAACGTGTACTTAACCGGATAGTCATACACCAAAATAGCAAACGATTTATATTCAAACTCCTCGGAACCGTCCCCGCATAGCCATGTTTTTAATTGCTTCTTAGCAATACCAAGCCTATGGACATGACCGTCACCAGTTGTAATTTTGTTGCGCCATTCCATATACCAATCACCTATTTGGTAGCAAATCCAATCTATCTGATCTTGGCTAAACTTAGGTCTTTTGCTCATTCTTTTCTGTTCATTAGTCATAAAGATCTCTTAAAAAAATTAATAAACTTAGATCTCGCTTTTTCCATGATGCCAATGGGCTTTTAACTTCCCTTCGGTAAGCGATTCTAATTTCACCTGCGCTTTTAAAGGCACAAACCCCCATCGTAGCCAATTCCCCAATGTACTACATGACATCCCTGTCTCTTTATTAAAACGATATAACGTCTTGTAATGCTTTTTTACTTCTTTAGGAGTCATGCTTTTTTTATTCCTATAATTTTTTATTATTATTGCAAATTAATTGACATATTACAATTTTATTGCAATAATGGTTTTACGTCAATACCGACGCAGAGCATATACGCTAAAGGGGTATTTAAATGCAAGAATATGATGTAACGATAGAAAGAGAGAGAGCTCTACAAGAATCTATAAAAGGATTGGAGTGTATCAATAAGAAGATAGCAGCGCTTATAGTACGCAAAGAAAAATTAACCGAGATAATTATTGGTGCATTAGGCCATGAACATGAAGGTCAAAAGTCCTATGAGTATGATGTCTGGAAAATTGAGGTTAAAACACCATGCTTATATGTTCTTAATAAGAAAAGATATGAATCAGGTGAGATTTGGATACCAAAGGAGTTTAATCCAATTAAACAGTCGGTTAGTTATACTATAGACAAGCGATTATGCGATCAATTTATGCTTGAAGCTCCTAAGAATGTTAAAGATGCGCTTGCAGAGTTAATTGATAAAAAGCCAGGTAAGGCAGGTGTTACTATTCGTGAAAGGGTGTAATCATGAATGTTTGTATTATTAATTATTGCACGAATATAAAGCATTCACGCCAAGGATGGTGTGAAAAGCATTATAAAAGATGGCTTATTCATGGAGATCCAAATAAATGTAACAAGTTTTCAGAAAGTTCTGCTTCTTACGTTAAAAATAGATTTTATTCGTATGTTTGCATTCCTGATGAAAATGGATGCATGGAATGGACTGGAGCAAAACATAATTCTGGATATGGAACATTTAGTTTAAAGGGTTCTATTTTAATAAAAGCCCATCGGTATTCCTATGAATTATTTAAGGGAAAATTCAACAATGAATTACATGTATTGCATACATGTGATAATCCTAAATGTGTTGCCCCTCAGCATCTTTATCTAGGAAAAGATAAGGAAAATGCTAGGGATAGAATAGAAAGAAACAGACATATAAACCCTCCTGTTAGGCGTGGATCAGAAAATAATAAATCAAAATTAACAGAGTCTAATGTTATTGAAATTATTGAAATGCTTAATATGAAATTAAGCGAACGATTCATAGCAAAAAAATTTGGAGTAACCAAAAACTCTATTCATTCCATAAAGCATAATAAAACATGGTCGCACATAGATAGGAGTGTACAAAAATGAGTAACACTGTATTAATTATAGGCCAGAGTGGCAGTGGCAAGTCCACTTCCTTAAGAACCCTAGATCCAAAATCTACCTTTATCATCAACGTTTTGGACAAAGCCCTACCATTTCGCGGTTTTAAGAAAAACTATCAAGCCGTGACCAAAGAAAACAAACAAGGGAATTATTTCTCAGCCAATGATTGGACGCATGTGGTTCGCTGTATAAACATGGTTGATAAAGAGCGACCTGATATCACTACCTTAATCATTGACGACTGGCAATACATTTTAGCCTATGAGTTTATGCGCAGGGTTTCAGAGAAGGGATTCGATAAGTTTAGTGAATTAGCCAACCACGGTTGGTCTACGATTAACGCCTGTTTGATGACGCGCCCAAATTTGACCTGTTTCATATTGGCTCATAGTGATGTCGATAATACAGGGCGTTCCAAATGCAAAACAATCGGCAAGATGTTGGATGAGAAAATAACCATCGAGGGGTTATTTAACACGGTGTTGCATTCACGCGTTGTGGATGGGGAGTACTTGTTTCAAACCCAATATGATGGAGAGTATTTGGCGAAGTCGCCGATTGAAATGTTCGATAACTTTTTAATTCCAAACGATCTTAAAATGGTTAAAGAAAAACTGGAATCATATTATGCAGATTAATAGGAGTCATTATTCGCATAGAGCTTAGAAAATCTTGGAAGCATATTTAATAAATTAATGAAGAGGAGTGAAAAATGAGAGATACGTTGCTAATTTACAAAAAAGATGTTCAAGAACTACTTGGAATTGGTGCAACTAAATTTTATGAACTTGTGAAACTTCCTGATTTTCCTAAACCAAGAACTTGTGAGGCATTTAAAATGCCAGTTTATTTACGATCTGAAATAATTCAATGGGCTGAAAGCCTTCCATCATGCAACGAAATTGAAGGGGAATAATATGAGTTTTTGGGAGTCTGAGTTGGGCAAAATTACGGGCAAAGCAGAGGATGCGTTTGCCAAATCATTTACACAAATACCTGATGGCACGATGGCATTAGCTCGTATTGATAAATTTATTAATGATGAGTTTAACGGCAATAAGTTTTTAAAGATTGAATGGATATTAACCGATGGTGATTTTAGAGGGGCTAAGGTCGAGCAAAAATTAAAGGTATGGGGAACGCTAGGCGAAAAAGATCCAGAAAAAACACGCTATAGAGCCCTTAACATGCTTAAGCTTATTTACCAGCTATATAATACTAGCCCAAAGCATTCCAATCCACCAACCGACCAAGACCTAGCTGTATTTGTAGGGAAAAGTGCCGGTATTAAAATACGGGAAACCGAACCAAACGATCAAGGACGTCAGTACAATTGGGTTTCAGAAATTCATGATGCTAAAGGATTTAAATCAGAAACCGGTATTAAGATTGAAGTAATGCATAAACGGGAGGACTTAAGTAGCGCTTTTGATAGAAATCCTAGAGGATCTAATACTCAAATTTCAGACTTAGGGATGATTGATGATGTTCCGTTTTGAATTCCTACCACAACATAAAAATAAAAATATAGGGCTAAACATGACTAATGGATTATTGACTAAGAAGATAGAAGAGTTTCAAAAAATTGATATTGAAGATGCACGAAATTACATAGGAGCCAGCAGTATTGGCTCCCCTTGTTGGCGACAAATTTGGTATCAATTTAAAAATGTTAAAGCAGAGAGGGTGCCTACTAAAATGAGGCGCACCTGGGCTATAGGTAAGGCACTAGAAGAGCTTGTACATGATTGGCTTTATGATGTTGGAATTATTATTTGGCGAAACCATCCTGAATTAGTTCATCCTACTATGCCTTTCTTTAAGGGTAATGTAGACGGGATTTGGGTAAAAAGTTTATTAAATCATACTCCAATAGCTATCCTCGAAATAAAAACTGCTAAAGATTCTAGTTTCAATATATTTGCCAAAAAAGGCGTGAAGGATTGGAATTCTCAATATTATGCTCAAATTCAGGCTTATATGGGTCTAAGCGGCATATATAATACCTATATACTTGTACTAAATAAGGACAATAGCGATCTTGGAGATGAATTAGTAACGTTTGATGAGGAGTTTTATAAGCAATTATGTGAAAAAGCACAAATGATTTCAAAAGCTATAACTCCTCCCCCCAAGATTAACAGCTCGCCATTATGGTATCA